GACCTTATTTTGGAGCCAGTGAACAGCTTCAAGCAAACACCAGAGTTTCTTGTACCTTCTCTGTTGAGATGGCAGGTGTTGGTAGTGGTGATGCTGATGTTGCTCCTAACTATGGAGAATGTATTGAAGCTTGTGGTTTCACAGGAGAATCAACAGATGATGCAAAGCATTTGTTTATTCCTAACTCCACTGTCGCTACTACAGTTAGTATTCTGTATAACATTGATGGTGTCCAGCACACTGTAAAAGGAGCCAAAGGAACATTTTCAATTTCCTGTGCTGTGGGCGAAATTCCTACCATTGACTTTACTTTTACTGGGATTTACATAGATCCTTCTGACGCAACTGCATTAACTCCTAGTTACAACAAACAAGCAGATCCATTGCTATTTGATAATGGCAATACTGGTTCCTTCAAGATCTTTGGAGAGACAGGTTTGCAGATGAGTAATTTCTCATTGGATCTTGGTAATGAGGTTGTTTATCGTGAATTGGTTGGTGGAAGTCCTGAAGTGTTGATCACTAATAGAAACATCACTGGTTCTGTAACAGTTGAAGCTGTGAACTTGGCTAGTGGTGGTAGTCAGCAATGGAACCCATTTGCGGCTGCATTAGCAGATGGAACTTTGGGTGAGATTAGTTTCACTCATGGAACTACTGCTCTTAATAAGGTCACAATCCAATCAGGTCTTGTTACCAGTCAAGATACTAAAAATCGTTGTGACTTAGGTGCGATCACTTACGGTGAAGAGGATGGCATCGCAATGTGGGAAGTGCCTTACACAATGATTCCTACTACAGCAGGAAATGACGAGTTTAGTCTTATCTTTGAGTAATTAGATCGTCACTTTGTAGTGTTGGGGGGTTTATACCCCCCTTTTTTTGGGCTATTGTAATAAGGCATATCATTATTTTTTATGGCATTTATCCGTAGAAAGTCAAAAGCCTATCCTTGGCCTGTTGAAGTTAAACGTCCTTCTGAAACAAATGCAGGAGAATTTGAGAAAGATACGTTTACTGTAAAATTCAAACGATTAACAAAAAAAGAGTTAAATGCTTTTACTGAAGCAGAAGAGGAGAAAGCATTAGAAAAGATTGTTGTTGGTTGGAGTGACATTACAGAAGAAGATGGAACTGATATCCCCTTCACCAAAGCCAATTTAAAAGATTTCTCAGAGGATGTTGATTTTGTAGCTGGTGTTGTCGAAGCGTTCCAGAAATTTTATACAACAGGTAAGGAGGGAAACTAAGAGAGGCCGCTATTTACTGGGCTTCTGGCGGCAAACAAGTAGAGGATTTAACTCAAGAAGATGCAAAGGCGTTTGGCATTGAGATACCTAAAAGTCCAGAAGTGAAGGATGAATTTGAGGTATGGGATTGTAATTGGGAGACAGTTATCATGTTTTTGCAGATGCAAACTCAATGGACTGTCTCAATGGCTGGGTATGTTGGATTAAAATATGAAGTATTATTAGTAGCTGGAGGTCTATTTGACCTCTACAATATAAAAGACCGCACTGAGGTATTAGAAGGACTTCAAATTATGGAAACTGCGGCACTTAAGGAATTTAGTAAGAAGGAGTCGAAATAATGGCTAAAGGACAAATAATTTCGGATTTAATTGTTCGATTACAGGCTCAAGGTGGTCAAGAAGTTGAATATTTACGGAAAGAATTAGGTCAATTACAGAAAGTTGGGAAATTAACAGAAGATCAGTTAAAGAGTCAAGTTATAGCAGTTAAGTCACTTGGCAAGGCAACGGCGGGTACTACAAGTGGATTAAAGGCTCAGATTGCAGCGTTTGAAAAGATCAGAAGTAATGCAAAAAATACAAGCAATGTCTATAGAGATTTAACTAATGATATACGCAATCTAAATGGAGAATTAAAAAAACAAATTGATTTAGAGACAGGTGTAACTGGAAAAGCTGGTGGGATATTTGGGCGTTTAGGAGGAGGTGCGAAACAAAAAACAAGAAGGTTATATCAAGATAAGCAACCTATAGAAGATACTTTAAGTTATTTATTAGGGACGCAATATTTTGGGAGTGGTAAGGGTTCCGAACGAATAACAGGGACTCTTAATGAATTTTCTCAGCGGCTGGAAAAATTACAACGTGGTTTTACAGAGATTTCTTGGGATGATTTGAGTCCGACTAATCAAGGTGTTTTACGTCAATTAGGTGCTTATCCAGAGAAAGGGGGGAAAAAAGGGAGAAAATTTGAACAAGAAGCAAGGGACGCTGCTGTAAAAGCAGGTCTTAGTTTAACTCAAACAGGTACTTTAAATAAGTATCAAATGCAGGCTCTCGGTTGGGAGGGGAATTTAGATATTACAAGTAAACCATATTTAGATTTAGTCACCAAGATTACTGGTGAACAACAAACTCAAAATCATCTTCTTGAGAAAGTTAATAATAGATCAGCAGAAGAGTTAGCAACGCAGCGAGCAAGAACAAGACAAATTGCTGCACAAAACAAACTTGATGTTACTCATATAAAATCCAGTGTTTATCAAGATTATGTACGAGGTTTAGAGCTTGATGCTCGGAAGAATAGAACGACTTCTCCTGCAACGATGTTCGGGATGAAAGGTAGGGATATTGATCCTGAGACGAAGAGATGGCAAGGAATAGATGCTTTTTGGAAAACAACTTCAGTTATTGCGAATAAGTTATTAAAAATAAAGGGTTCGCCTCTAACAGAAGATATAGAGAGGTTTGATGCAAGAGATACAGGCTCACTTCAGAAGTATTGGAAACCTGGAATGATTCGGGGTTCTTTGTTTACCCAGAGAAAAGGTGATAAGCCTAAAAGTTTAACTCAGTTTTATGAGGGGATGCCTCTGGATGATCAAGGAATCCCTCGTGCGCCAACGGGTTTTGGCAAGTCAAAGATAGATGCCAAGAGAGCAATATTCGGGGGGTTGAAACAGAAGAGAGATCCAGACCCTTATGGTTTAGGAGGCCCAAGACAATATGATAAAACGCCAAAGGGGATAGCAGATCAAGTCAGAGATCTTCAACAGGATCTTTTGGCTTTGAATCCTGAGAATAAGGAATGGCTTCAAGTTACAGAAGAGATAGCTGCGGCAGAGAAAGAACTTCAAGCAATCGTAGATAAAGGTACGAAACGGTTAAAGGAAAGAAGGCAAGAGATAGGTCGGGACGTTGCGGCTCGGTCTAAGAATGTTTATGGTCAAAAGCTTTTACCTGCTGCTGGTGGAACAAGTGCAGGGAAGATGCAGCGAGATATATTCTTAGCTGGTAAGGATACTGGTTTTAGTGCTGATCAGTATGGCCCTCAAATATCAAGTATTCAAAGGGCTACTGAAAGTCAAAAGGATTTTGTAAAACGTCTTCAAGAATCTGTAAAGACAGGAAAACTTAATATCAATACGCTTACTCAGCAAAAAGCAAAGCTAGATGAAATAAGAAATGGTCTTGATCCTACAAGTGCTGCTTTTAAACGTGCGACTCAAGCGATTGCAACGACAGATAAAGCTTTAGCAAAATTAAATGCTAATAAATTCAGTGGCAGAAATATTGGTAGAACAGCCCAGTCGATTCTTGGTGCAAGTTTCTTTGGTGGGCCTGCTGGTTTCTTAGGTTCGACTTTAGGTGCTGGTGTTGAAGCTTTAAGGCCAGGTGGTGACATGGCTCAAGGAGCCGTGACTGGTGGATTAGTTGCAAGTCAGGTTCTTCAACCTATTGCTGGTTTTGGTGCTGAATCAGCTAATTACACAGCAATGATTGAGAAATCAAAAATTGCATTAGAAGCTGCCACCAAAGTAGAAGGAGATGCAATTGCTTCTAAAGAGGCTTATGCAATTGCTTTAGGGACTGCTGCCTCAGTAACTGAACGATTTAACGTGCCACAAGAGTTGGCAGCACGTGGAATGACACGTTTAAGTGCTGCTGTAATTGGTGCTGGAGGTAATATTCACAATGCGGGAGTTGCGTTTGAAAATGTTAGTGCGGCGATAAAAGCTACAGGTGGTTCGACAGAAGATACGAAGGCGGCGATAACAGCGATGGTTCAAATATTTTCGAAGGGGCGCGTCAGTGCAGAAGAGCTGTCAGGCCAGTTGGGAGAACGGTTCCCGGCGGCTGTTACTTTATTCGCAGAAGCGAATAATATGACAACGAAAGAGTTACAAAAGGGGCTAAAAGATGGTGCGATTGGCTTAGATAAGCTTTGGAAGTTTGTATTAAAACTTGGAGATAAGTATGTAGATGTAGCTGAAGGGATTGGAAAGGCAAGTGTTGAGGCAGGAGTTAGATCTCAGATAGCGTGGAATGAGGTTAAGTTGGCTGTTGGTACAGCTTTGCAGCCTATTGGTGCTGATTTGCAGGTTATAGGTGCTGAGATTCTCACTGGTCTTGTTCCTGCCTTAACGAAACTTGCAGAAATTACTGGTTCTGTCTTGAAAACTGTTTCTGGTGCTTTAGTCGCTATAACTGAGCATTTGGGTAAAGTTACTATTGTTCTTGGTACTTTTATCACGGCATTAGGTATTGCTAATGGTCAGGCTTTGGTTGCATTTGCTAATGCGTTAGTAATAGTTCCTTTTACAGCTTTCATTAGAAATTTAGGTTTAGCGAAAATTACGATGCAAGCTTTTGGAGCAGCAGCAGCAGCAACAACTGGAAAGATGGTTATCTTAAACACAGCGATGCAAACGAATATATTTGTTCTTGCAGCAACAGCCATAGCTGGAGCTGGCGTAGCAGCATGGCATTTTGGAAGACAATGGCAAAGAACAGTAGACGAAATAGAGAAAGGTAAGATGCCTTTAGAAGACGCAAGGATTAAAGTCGCAGCGTTAGAGAAGGAACTTCAGGGTGAATCAAATGAAAAAACTAGACAAAGACTTCAAACACAAATTCAGATATATAAAGAAGCTATTGAGACAAGAATAGAACTTGTTAATAAGGCAAAAGAAGCAGAAGCGAAAGCATTTGAAGATTCAACTCCTAAAACAGATAGATGGGAAGACTTAAGGAAAGCCATGACGAAAATGAAAGAAGATTCATTAAACCTTCAAAAAGTATTTATCAATGCTTTTGAAGCGATGGAGGAATCACTTGTTAAGTTTGTAAGAACAGGAAAGTTAACATTTAAAGAACTTGCTAATTCTATTCTTGAGGACTTAGCAAGAATGATTATTCAACAAATAAGATATAACATTTTAGCTGGTATTATGAAAGGTCTTGACGGCGGTGGCGGTATTGGTGGATTTATAAGTGGTTTGTTTGGCGGTGGTGGTGGTGGTCCTGCACCTGTTAATCCTGCCACTTTAGGAGCAAATGCAACGCAAATGACTGGTATCCCCACCAGACCATCAGAAGGTTCGTTTGGGATATCGGGTGCGGGGACAGGTAGAGATCCAGGTAGACATGATCAAACTTATGGAACTGGTATCCCCACCAGACCATCAGAAGGTTCGTTTGGGATATCGGGTGCGGGGACAGGTAGAGATCCAAATAGACATAATACTTCGTCTTCGTGGCAGCAACACGTTGTTGATTTCTTTAATCCATTCCATAGTTACGAGGAAAACGCATTAGGAAATATTTACGGCGAAAACGGCATTGTCCCTTATGCCAAAGGAGGCATAATTGACAAGCCTACCTACTTCCCATTTGCCAAGGGAGTTGGCCTAATGGGGGAGGCGGGACCAGAAGCTATCGTCCCGCTAAAACGTGGTAAGGATGGCAAACTTGGGATAGTTGGTGGCGGTGGCGGTAATATTACTAATAATATTGTTGTTAACGTTAAGACTGAACCAGGTTTGGGTTCTGGTAAAACTGATGTTAAAGCAGCTTCTTCACAGTTAAATATGTTTGGTAAAGCTATTTCAGTAGCAGTTCAACAAGAACTTGTGAAACAATCCAGACCTGGAGGACTTCTTACTAGAGGATGACAACACCAGCTTTCCCTGCAACACCAAAACCTGTTTACGGTGTATCGAAATCATCAAATGCGACAGTACGTGAGTCGGCTTTTGGCTCAGGATATAGTCAACGTACTGTCTTTGGCTTAAATCAAATTTCTCATTCTTTAGATTTAAGGTGGGAGTATTGCTCTGAAACTGAAGCAGATAATTTAGAGGATTTTCTTATTGCAAGATCAGGTAATGAAGCTTTCACTTATCAGTTAGAAGGTGAAGATGCAGCTTCTAAATATATTTGCAAGGATTGGAGTAAAACGTTAGAACATGGTTCTTTGTCTACAATAACGGCTACATTTGAACAGGTTTTTGAGCCTAATACATGACCAATAGTTATAAAAAAACAGGTGCTATTAAGTTTAATAGCAAGATTGAGGCGGAATTAAGGTCGTTATCTCCTTCTGCCATTATTGAACTATATGAATTAACTTTAACTGCTGCTGTAAATGGAGTTGATGCGCTTTATAGATACCATCCTGGTACAAATAATGTGCTTGAAAATATTAAATTTGGATACGAAGCAGATGGTACTACTGACAAAGTATATACTGCATTTCCTTGCCAGATAGAAGGTTTTAATCGTAGTTCTGAAGGGACATTACCTCGACCTACTTTTACGATGGCAAATTCAAATAGTGGTATTACTAATCTATTAAGTCAATACAATTTCTTACATGGAAAAATCCAAAGGATCAGAACTTGCAAGAAGTTTTTAAATCCTTCTAATTTTAATCCAGCTTCAAATGCTACGGCTGATCCTGATGCAGTATTTGAGGCAAATGATATTTGGTATATAGATAGAATTGCAAAAGAAGATCCCACGATGGTTGTTATTGAATTAACTAGCAAATTAGATTTAACTAACTTAAGGATTCCTCGTAGACAAGTATTAGAAAGAGGAAGAAAAAATCCTGACACTACAAATCCGTGGGGTTTTCCAGGTGCAAGAATTCGTTTATGAAGCAGAACGTCATGCTTTGGAGTTTCCTACAGTAGAAACTTGCGGTTTAGTTGTTCATGGAAAATATTATCGTTGCCGCAACATCTCACCAGATCCCAGTGAAAATTTTATATTGCAGCCAAAAGATTATTTAAAAGCTGCATTAAAAGGTTCTATTGAATATGTAGTTCATTCCCATCCTAAAGGTGGTGAGGCTAGTGCAGAGGATCATAAAGCTTGTGGTTGCATGAAAATTCCTTGGTATATTTATTTAGTGCCTCAAAAACAATGGATCAGTATCAATCCTTAATTGGTCGTCATTGGGAATACGGTGTAAATGATTGTTTTTCATTAGTAAAAGATTTCTTTGCCTTAAAAGGCGTTAATCTTCCTGATTTTCCAAGGCCAGATGATTATGAAACAGCAGATAATTTATTTATTAAATCTGCTGAATCTTATGGTTTTAAAGAAGTTGAATATGAGAGCAGAGTTCCTAATGACGTTTTAATTTTAAAATTAGGGACAGCAACACCAATGCACATTGGAGTATTGATCGGATGTGATTCTATTTTGCATCAAAAGCGAAAATCCATTTCATGCGTTGAACCAATAACAAGATATTATAAGAAGAATACAAAGGCTGTTTTCAGATATGCAGCAGGTTTTGCTGTTAGGTGAGCTAGGGGAACGCTTTGGCTCTAAGCATGAATTTGAAAATCTAAGAACACCTGCGGATGCTATTCGTTTATTTTCGATTAATTATCCAGATTTTTTGCCGTATTTGATTGAATCTCACGAAAATAATATTGGTTATCAAATTGTTCAAGCATCTACATCATTAGGCGAAGAAGATTTATTTTTACCGTTCGGGAAAAAGGATTTAGTGATTACTCCAGTAGTCATGGGATCTAGTGATAATCCAATTACTAATTTAGTTGCTGCTGTTGCGTTGATTTCAATAGTTGTTGTTACTGGTGGTGGTGCTGGTGGCTTATTCGCTACTGAAGCGTTGAAATTTGGGGCTACGGGATTTGCTGCTCCTGGTGCAGCTTTATTCTCAAGTGCAAGTATGCTTGCAATGGCAGGAAACGCTGGAATATTGCTTGGTTTGGCTAGTATTTCTCAGATATTAAATCCGATGCCTGAGCTGCCTGCTAAAAGGTTAAGTAGTGGAGAGGCTGCAGCAACAGATGGACCACAATCAGTTATTAGAGGTGCTGCTGGTAAACAATCGTATGCTTTAACTGGTCCTGTTAATTCCGTAGGTTTAGGAACTGCTGTTCCAATTGTTTATGGTGAGGTTATTACAGGAAGTCATATT